CAGCTCCGCATTGTTCCGGGCTACTGCGTCCCGCAGCTCAATCATCATCGTGGCAATGACGCCCTGCGGAGTGCTGGCGTCCATCGGCATATCCGCGCCGAAAGCAGCGCGCCACATCGCCTCGACCTCAGCGCGGGTCGTGCTGGTGTCCGGGACAATGGCCCCCGCAGAATTGATGTAGTTGAAATCAGCCATTGATGGAAACTATCCCGCTAAGGGTTTTGATAGATGCATTGTATGACAGTAGGCCGCCATTTTGGGTAGCTTCTACGCTCACAACCTCGGTAATCCACGGGGCCTGCTCTAGGCGCGCGCGCACAGCGGCGGCATATTGCACCGGCAGCGGGGTTGCCCCGAATGCGAGCGGGTCGAACGGTATGCCGTCCTGGAATTGGTAGATCATCTCCCCGCGTGACGTAGCCGCGTAGTGCTTTGCCTCTTGCAGCTCCGCGTCAATGCCGCCGAACAGGACTAGATTCCCGTTTGCGTCTTGAACAAGGTCGTTGTTTTGGTCAGTTTTGAGTGTTATCAAGATGGTCCCCCAGTAGTCCCGCCACCCGGCTTCACGCCGCCGTGGGTATGTGTTCCGCCGATATTGACGCCGTTATGCTTAACCCCGCTTGCATCAATTTTGAGCACCTGCCCGCCCGCGCGCAGCTCGATTGTTCCCGTACCAATAGCAATGCAGGTCGCCCCGTCCAGACTTTGCAGGGTCAGCGCGTCCGCGTCACCACCGGCTACCGTCCAGCCTTTCAGCGAGTCGGGGAAGAACATTGCATCGCTGAAATTGTGGCGGCGTACGGTGTTGGGCCAGTCCTGCTGGCCTCCGCGCTGCATCACGAGGGAGATATCCCTGTCGTTCGCCTTGAGCCATCCAAAGTCTCCCGGCTTAACCGGCAGGCGCAGGAAGAACCCGCCACCGCCGTACCGAAAAACGGGCACATTGGAGACTGACGCCCGCGCGCGCTTGGCCCCGTCCGTGGTCCCGATCATCACCAGCGGTCGGAGTACGGCCCGGTTCGAGGATTCGTCGTAGCTAACCACCACAGCGGGCAGCATGTCGTCCAAGTTGTCGCGCGTCCATGCAGCGAGGAAGGCATCCAGCCCACCGGCGAGGCTCCCTTCGTTTGCGGCGTCAATGTCCGGCGTGTTGATTGCGTCGCTCATAGTCGGCTGCACTGCGCTTGGTAGAAAAATGGTTCGTCGTGGGTCGCTACGTCAAACTTCAATTGGTCAATTTTGTAGTCGCCGTTTAGGGCTTTGTTCTGTTTGGAGTCCAGCCGTAGCGTCCCGCCCAGCCGCGTTTCCCGGTCAATCAAGAAAGTAACGTCTAGCCCCTTCCCGGTAGCCTTGGGAATGCCCACTAGCCCACTGTCGAGCGTGAGAATGCGCATAGCCCCGCGTACTGCGGCCTTGGCGTCCTTCACGACGAGCAGGTCATCGTCAATGTAAGCTGACACGCCGCCCATTTCCGCGAGTCGTTTGACCAATTTTAGGGCCGGTCCGGTGTAACTCCAATTGGCGATGCTCTTATTTTGGGCTTCCATAAGCAAGCCGACGCCTAATTGCTGGGCAATCTGCTGGGCGATGGAGCTAAGTTTCGAGATTGGCCCACCGGAGATAGACGCCACGACCATAGCCTGGGCGTTTTCGGTCTTGGCCTTGATATTCAGGGCTACGTCGGGCGGCGATGTGGGCGTTGCGCTGGTAATGTCTCCGACGAACACGCGGAAAAACCCGTAACTGTCCCGACCAACGTCCAGAATCAACCGGCGCGGCGTCTTGGTCTTGGCAAACGGGCTGGCGTCGGTCAGGATTCTGTCACGGGTCGCCATAGAAAGCCCCATGATTGTCACATCGCAATCATTTTGCAGCGGGTTGGCGTACTTTGTCCCGGACGCCTTGATATTCAGGCCCTCGTAGTACGCGATCCGGTTGTCCAGCTCGATACCGACACGCACCCGGCGCAGGTCTACGGGTTGTAGGTCAGACATTCAGCCCCCGCATTTCGTCCGGCGTCCAGTAATACAGCCGCTGTGTCGCGGTGAATTGCTGCCAGTCCGGCAAGGCGTCCTGCTCCACGGTGAGCATCAAATTCCCCCGCTCGATTCCGATATATGGGTAGGGCAAAACGAAGTCATCGCCCATGATGCGAACGCCGGAAATAATCACGACCTCATTGATTGACACATCCGCGATCATGCTGGTGACGGCCTGTTTGATCGTGACCACCCAGCGGTTCCCGTCTTGGGTAAATGATAGCTGTTGGTTGGCCGTAGCCTGTAGTGGTATGAGTCGCATCAGTTAAAAATCCCCGCCAAAATGCTGCCTTTTTTCTTCGGCGCTGCGCCGTCATCTGGCGATGTTTGCTGCTGCCCACGCTTTACCGTGCTGGCCTGCTTTGCATTCTTGGTCGTGCGCGCGGGCGCGTCCCCATACACCGGGGTTACGGTGCGCCATTCGATGAGGCTGATGTCCAGCATCACGCCGTTCAGGTCGTCCGCTTGCTCGGTGTGGGGCATGGTCTCGATAACCATGGGCTTGTACGTGCGCACCCGCGTCTGGACGATCAGCAGTTTATATTCCTCATACGCGCGCTGTACCGCATCAAAGGTCTCTTTGGTGTCGCCCGATATGTGAACCTTGAGCGATATTTTGATGGGCAGTTGGATGCTGTGGTCCGACCGGCTGGATCCATCCTCGACCTGAAATTGCGTGTACTTTTTTTCGTTCATCACGCTCAAATCGAGCAATCCCGCATCGACAAAAAGAACCTCGAAAGATTCTGCGTCCATGATCGTCACAAGTTCCATCATCGCGCCACCCCGCTAGACGTTTCGGCCTCAAGCTGTTTGAGCTGGCCTTTGAGTTCACCGCCCACGCTTTGGCTGATTCCCTTCGCGTCCGTGGCTTGGGTCTGCACCGTGACCTGGCCCACCTGAACATTCGTTTCGTTCGTCGTCCGTGTGCTGTTGCTGATTGCGCTCGAAGTCGTGCTGTTCATCGGGTTCGCGTTAGCCGCTGCGATGTTCGCATTGCCCGCCGCCGCGCCGCTTGCACCGTCACCGAATCCAAAGAAACCCTTCACCGCAGTAACCGCCCCCTTGATCGCGTTGACGCCGCCCATGATGCTGCTAATCCATGCGTTCCAGACCATTGACAGCCCCTCAAAGATGACCGACAAAACCGAAGACATCACTTCAAAGGCCGGGGTCAACTCGGATTTAAGCAACCCGACCACCCACTCTATCCCGCTTGAAACGGCCCCAATAAGGTCGTCCCACGCCTGACCAACAGAATCAAATACCTCGCTTGCGGTGTTCGCAAAGGACTCGAAAGCGTCGGTAAGCGCCCCGCGCATCTGGCCTATGAGGGAGTCATTGCCCTCCATGTAGTTCACGACGTCATCGTAAATGAGTGCAAACGCTGCGCCCACGGCCAAGACGGCAGCGGCGATCAGGATAAGCGGCCAAGTGGCGGCGATGGTGGCGGCAGCAGCGGCAAGCATGGCAGGTCCGTACACAGTCGCAATGACCAGCGCCACCCCGGCAAAGAATCCAACCATCGCGTCCTTGTGCTCTGACACCCAGTTGACGGCCTTTGTCAGCCACTCGATCACCTTTGTGATGCCGGGTATCAGTTTGTCGAACATCGAATTTGCGGCGCTCGTCATGGTCCCGCGCCACGCACCCAGCGCATCGTTCAGGCCCTGAGCGTTTTTGATCTGCTCTTTAGTCAGCGGGTTCGATGACTTCTGAACCGCAATCAATCGCTCAAGTTCTTTGCGGCCTTTGAGAACGGCCTCCACCGTCCGGTTGTCGGTAATGCCCAGCTCTTTGATTCGAAAAATTGCCTCGCCTTTACTCAGCTTGGCAACGGCATCTGAAACCCGTAGAAGGCCCTCGGTCGCATTGATGGATTGACCGTCAACGCCCATGAGCGACACGCCCAAAGATTTGAAAGTTTTCGCGCGCCCGGATTCGATGTCCTGCATCGCTTCGCCAATCGACTCGGCCATGTCGGTCAGCGAATCGCGCGCGCCCTTTGCATCGCCACCCATAAGCACCATTGCCCGACCGAATGCGTCAACGTCCTGCGCGGCCTCGCCGAGAGTATCGGCGGTCTGCTGAATGGCTCGAATGTCTTCGGCCCGGTCAATGGCCCCGGACAATGAGCGCGAGGCCGTCAGGATGGCCGTCAGAGCACCGACGGCAAGCGCGGCCATACCTGCCAAGCTCTTACCTGCTTTGTCGGCCTTATTGTCAGTTTTCTCCAGCTTGTCGATCAGGTCATCGGTGGACTTCCCCGCCTTTTTAAGACCGGAATCTGCCTTGCCCGTATCGGCCTCAAAAACGATCTTAAAAATGTCCAGAATCATCGCTTGCCTTTTTTGTTGGCGGCTTCCGCTGCCATCCATTCGTTGTACTTATTGACCGTCGCAATCTCCCAAAGGTCTAGGGCTTCCTCTAGGTCGATGGTGGTTTTGAGTTCTGTTCTGGTGGCGAACCCTGCTGTGATAATTGCTGCAAAAATGGGGTCAGCATTGACATAATCGGTTCGCTGATACTGCTCAGGAGGTAGCCGACCAAACCGGGGCGACCTCCGCTCCCGAAAAAACCGGAGTTGTACTCCAGCATCGCGGCCTCCAGTTTCCAGTGGGCAATGCCATCCGGAATATGGCTATCACGGAGCGCTTGCGTCTTGAGTCGCAACGGGTCGTCCATCTCGCGCGGGATAGCCACGTACTGCATCATCGTTTGCATAACCTCCGTGCTGGCCGCGTAGTCGCCCAACTTCGGCA